GCTAACTGGATCCGTGACACGCTCGTGCCATTCATCGCCGGGCAGATCGCGCTCATGTCGGCCGGCTGGGAAGCCCTGTCCACGGGCGTGCAAACCGTGTGGAACGGGATCCTCACGTTCATCAGCGGCCTAGTAGCCAAGTTCACGGCTATTGGCACGTCCGTAGTCGAAGGCATCAAGTCGGGTTTCCTTGGGGCGTGGAACGCCTTCGTCGGATGGGTCGGGGAACAGGTCAACAAACTCCCCGACGTGGCGAAGAAGGTTCTCGGCATCAACTCCCCGTCCCGAGTGTTCGCGGCGCTCGGCTCGTCCGTTGTCGAAGGCTGGCAGCTGGGCCTGAACCCGATCACGGACGTAAACAGCGCGCTCGCCAACTCCCTGACGGACGCCGTCACCGGGCAGAACGCGGCCATGCTAAGCGCGGGGGAGTCCCTCGGCGCGGCCGTGTCCCGCGGGTTCTCAAATACGGCCCTCCTGTCCCCGTCTGTCGGGGGCACGTCCGCAACCGGGACGCGCACCGTATCCGCAGCTGCCGCCCCGACCGAGGAGCAGCTCGTGCGGGCGCTCTGGTCCCTGCTCGCCCGCTCCGATCTCCGCAACGGCCGAACCCCGGCGGTCGCGTGATGACGATCACAGCAGTAGCCCTAGGCGGGACCGCCCTCGATCTTGACGCCGTGGAATACGCGATCAGCATCGCCCACGGACGATCCACGATCACGGACGGCCCCGCGTCCATGAACTGCCGGATACGCCTGGTCACGGTGGACGGGGTCCTGCCGTCCGTCACGGTGTCCGATGCCCTCACGATCGACGCCTACTCATCCCGCCGGTTTACCGGCGTCGTATCCGATGCCGTCCTGTCCCACGACCCCGCCACGGGTCGGGGATTCCTCGAGCTCTCCGGGACCGGCCCCGTATCCGATCTGGGACTGATCCCCGTTACCCCGGCCGCGTGGCCGTCCGAAGTCTCCGCAGACCGGGCCGCCCGGATCCTCACGGCGGCCGGGATCACGAGCTACGACACGACCGGGACCCTGACGGTGCTAGCACAGACCTCTGACGAAACGAACGCCCTCGATCTCCTGACCGCCCTGGCAACGGACACGGGCGCGGCCGTATTCGACACCCCGGCCGGCGCGGTTGTGTTCCAGGACTTGAACGCCCGCGCACAGTCCTACGTGGATGACACCTGGGCGACCGTCACCGGGATCTGGTCCGCTCAGACCGTGACATGGGCCGATGCGGAAACGCCGGCCGCGGCCCCACCGATCACCCTCCCGTCGTCCGCGGTCGCGTGGGAGCCCTCCCTCGAGGAGCACCGCGGCGACATCGTCAACCGGGTAACGATCGAGTACGGGACCGGGACACCCAGGCCGACCCACACCGAGGACGACACGGTTTCGCAGGCGGCCCACAAGATCCGCGCCGCGTCCATGACCACGGAACTGGCGACCCTGACCGATGCCCAGACCCGCGCCGAGCTGGTGCTCGAGCGGCTATCGACCCCGCGCTACCAGATGGGCGGGGTTTCTATCCTGGTTGATGACCTGACGTTGGGGGAGCGGGCCGACGTGCTGACGCTCACGTGCGGATCGCGGGTCGTCCTGGCGGATCTGCCCCAGCCGTCCCCGGTCACGTCGTGGCTCGGAGTGGTGGAGGGCTGGACGGAGTCCTACGACCTGACGTATTGGGATGAGTCCCAATACCAGGCGCGGCACGTCATCACGTTGGCGCTCTCCGATCCTCGAGCGTCTTACGCGACCGTGAAGTGGTCCGAAGTGACGGGCACGCGCACCTGGGCAAACATCGAGGCCGGCCTGATCTGGGCCGACGCGACCACCGACAACGATCTAGCAGCGTAAAGGAGAAAGCATGGCAACCACGGCAGGCGGGACGTACTACGCCGCATCCACCGAGACACTCACGGCCTATCCGGCCCTCAGTCTGAATCTGGCGAATCAGCTCGAAAGCCGTTTGGCGGCCAAGTTGGCAGGTGTGAAGGCCGACACCGCACCCGCGACCCCAGCGACGAACGACGTGTGGCTCGACACGTCCGGCGCGGCAGGCGTGTGGAAGATATGGAACGGCAGCGCGTGGGTGTCTTTTAGCGGTGCTGGCCTCTTGACGAGCGCGGATGTCAGCAGCACGACCGGCTCGCCCACGATCACGTCAGGCGGCGGTTACACCGTCTACAAGTTCACCGGCTCGGGGTCGATCACGTTCGGCAAGGCCGGTCTGTGTGACGTGCTGGTGGTCGGTGGGGGCGGGGCTGGTGGCGCGAATAATGCTAAAACGTCGGTGTCAGGTCGCGGTGGCGGCGGCGCTGGTGGATATATTGAGAACACATTTTATTTACCTTCTGGGACCTCAACTATAACTATTGGCGGCGGCGGATCTGGTGTTGCTGGCCCAGCAACAAATGGTGTAACAACACGTGTAAGTTATTTATATAGCATCGGTGGCGCCCGTGGTAAAGGGGAGGAAGCCTACGGCGGCTCAACATCCACCGCAATGGTGGGCGGGTCTGGCGGCGGCGGCTGGAACAGTTTAGCCGCGAATACCGGAACCTCCGCGCAGGGATTTGACGGTGGCGCAATGTCTGGGAGCACTGGCGGCGGCGGCGGCGGGGCAGGTGAGGCAGGTAGTACAGATGGGGCAGGGGAGGGCGGCGACGGGACGGACTCCTCAATAGACGGATCTAGCACAACACGGGGAGGCGGCGGCGGCGGCGGCTCAACAACTAGCGGCAGGGGAGGAACCGGCGGCGGCGGGGCAGGTGGATCAACCGACGCGGCGGGATCAAATGCTAGCGTAAATACTGGCGGCGGCGGCGGCGGTGCCGGCAATTCTAGCGGCACTGCGTATATACGCGATGGCGGCAACGGCGGTTCCGGTATCGTAATAGTTAGGGTGGTGACCTGATGGGACACTTTGCATTAGTTGACAGTGGTGTGGTGCGGAACGTGATTGTGATCGCTAACGCGGTCATGGATGATCTGCCGTTCCCGGAGTCTGAACCGGTCGGGCAGGCGTTCATTGCGACGTTGCCTGATTTGGCTGCGCAGGCGGGGGAGTGGCGGCAGTGCAGTTACAACGGGAACTTCCGTGGGGTCTATCCCGGCATGGGCTACACGTTCGACGGGACGAACTTCGTTGCCCCTGCCGTCCCTGAGCCTGTCGAACCACCGGTCTGACTAGCACTCTGAGTAGTCAAGAAAGGAACTGAGTATGGAAACGTGGACGGATACGCCGGGGGACTGGCTGGCGATCCTGTCCATTTTCGCGATCCTGCTAGCGGCCCTCGGCTGGTATATCCGCACCGAACTGGCGAAGACGCGATCGGAGTTCAAGGAAAACGGGGGATCCACAGCTAAGGATCAATGGATCCGGATCGAAACGGATCTGCTCGAGATCAAGTCCATGTTCATCCAGCACCTGATTAACCACCAGGTCGATCGGCGGCGGGACCAACTGCCATATGCCGGCCCAGACAGGAGGGGGAACGATGCCCAATATCCCGAGTAAATGGCGGAAATACATGTATGGCATATCTGTTGCCGCGATCCCCATCCTCGTCATCGCCGGCTGGGCATCCGACGAGCTCGCGGTGGCCCTGATTGGCCTGGCTAATGCGGTGTTTATCGGCGGCCTTGCGTTCGCCAATACCCCGAAAGGTGGGACCGATGCCTGACCCCGAGATCACAGAAGATGACCTAGCAACCGCGCCCGAGGACTTCGGGCCCGATGCGGGGGAGGAGATCTAATGGCGAAGCTCGCGGCCGCCGGGGTCACTCTCAGGGACCAGATCAATAAGCGGTTTCCGAAGCGGGATAAGCGTTCCGACGGATGGATCGGGGACAGCGCGCACCAGGCGCGGCCGTCCGATCACAACCCGGACTCTCACGGTGTCGTCCATGCACTCGATATTGACGAGGACCTAGGCGCTCGAGGCGCATCCCGGAAACTCGCGGATCAGCTGATCGAGCTGGCGCGCACGGGGAAGGACCGCGGCCGGCTTAAGTACGTCGTCTACGAGGACCGGATTGCTTCCGGGACGTACCGTGATTCGTTCTGGACGTGGCGCGGGAGTGGCTACGGACACACGGAACATATCCACGTGTCATTTACCCCGAAGGCCGAAAAGGACGGGGCAGCGTTCCCGCTCCCGGTTCTGGTGGGCGGGATCTGGGACGGCATCGTTCCGGCGCTCGAGGTCATCCAGGCAGCGGAGAAGAATGGACGCCCGTCGCCTGGCGCGTGGCGGTTGGCTTGCCGGCTGGCGGATCTCGGCTACTACCAGGGGACTCCGCTCCCGCGAGGGGAACAGGGATACCCATCGAAGGCTGTTGCCGCGGCCCAGGCCGCCGCTGGCCTACCCGCTGTTGGCAACTACACCCCGCGGACACACCGGGCGATCTTCGCCTAACCCGCGATATCGACCCACCGGGCACGATCGCCCCCTGTCGGTCCGATCAGATTACGCCTGTTCCCGGCGTGCCGCTTGCAACGATGACGGCCATGGCCCTATGTTCGCCCTATCCACAACTACACACGAGTAGGGCACGAAGCCACTTCCGCCGATAATGTGCAGACCGACATTTAGCGCAGGAGAAAGATCCCCCCTCTAGGGCGGGGAATGGTTTGGTGCTCTCTCTCGGGGGGAGTTACATGAGCACCAGTTGCCAGATCATCACGACGGCCGGGCCGTATACGGACAACAGGCGGGGCTCTCTCGCGGTTGAGCGGTTCGCGCTCGAGCAGGCCGAAATAGTGGTGACGATTCCGCCCGGGGTTCACGCTCCGGGGACTGAGCACCGGATTAACCTGGCCGGTGAGCACCTAACCGACGTGGTCGATCAGCTCCGGGCCGTCGCGGACGCGCTCGAGGCCTGCACGCGGCTGGAATCATCCGCCGCTGGTGTCGCATGACCGCGGGGAGCCTGATCCCGCCGCCCGTAGCCCGGCCCATTCAACCCACGATCGGCAAGCAGCTCGCGCAGCTCATGGCGCTACTGGATCCGCGGTGTGGGTTCGAGTCGCATAACCGGATTACGACCGGGGAGCAATGCCCGGCCTGTCATCTGGACTTGTGGACGTACATCGAGTCTCTGCCGAAGGCGTGGCCGTGATGCCCGCCCCGACGCACGTCGATTACGGGCGGGATATCCAGTACACGAAAGCCGCCGAAGGCTGGACGTTCTTCTGCCCGTTGTGCAAGGCGTGGGGCGAGTACCCGCGCCTGTCCTTCGCTTACACCGCTGGTCGCGCCCATAAGAAGGTGGCCCACTATGCCTGAGATCCTGCAATTTCTCGCCGGTTCCCTGATCCTCCTGGCGGTCGGGTTCGCCGGGTTCCGTGGCGGCCGCGACACCGCGGAACGCCGCGCCTATTACACGATCAGCGAACTACGCCGCGGCCTTCGAGTCGCCCGCATGGACAACGATCGACTAGCCCAACACGTGGCCCGCCTCGAGCGGAACCAGGCCGCCGCCCGGATACCAACGGTGCGGATCCCGGAATGGATGGACAAATGACGATCCACGATCCGTTCTGTACGACCCAGCCCCGCGTGGTGTCTACGCCCGATGGGTGCAACTGCCGGGAACTACGTGTGGCTCGGCTACAGGGCCCGGTGAACTTCGACGGCCCACGGCACGCGCCGTTGTGCTGGTGCAATCTCTGCTTGCAGGCATCCGAGAAGATCCACGGATCCACGCTATGAGCCAAGTCAAGCGTTGGGGTACTCCCTATTGGCGCGAGTGGAACAAACCCAATGACCGCGGCATGTACGTCCTGTACGCCGACCACGTCGCCGCCCTGCTCACGCAGGACCGGCAGCATGGCGAGCAGTCGCACGGTCACTGCATGGACGGCTACGCCGCTGGTCTTGCCGCTGCGCGGGAAGCGTTGGAGTTGTTGCCGGTGTCGCTCGTCGACACCCGATTCGATCCTGACGATGATCGGCGCTACGTGCAGGCCGTTAGGTTGACCTCCGCCCTGGCCGCGATCGACGCGCTGCGGGGTGGAGAGTGACCGCGCCGCGCAAACCGCGTAAGGCGACCTTGCCCAAATCCCCGTGGGGTTGCCCGGAGTGTGACGCCGAAGGCATGGCAGACAACGCGGAAGCGGCCGCCCAGGAATGGATCCGGCATTGGAACGCAACCCATCAGACCCCCCCATGGTGACCCGTGAACCGATCCGCACCTGTTCGGCGTGCGGTCATCGGGCGTACCGCTTCCGGCCCTGTCGTATCTGCGACGTGCTCGCCGCCAGGCGGGAGTAACCGCGGATGAACAGCACCACACCCACGATTCGCACTCGGGGACACCGGCCGTTAGAGGGCGTCGGGTTAACCGTGTCCTGCCAGGACACGATCCCGACGAGGAAGCAGGACCCCCCGGTTAAGGCGTATCCGGGCGGGGGGAGCCCTAGGGCTGGCATCGCTTCCGTTCCTCGATTACCGATCACGCGGCCGCAAGGCCGACCCGAAGAAACCGCGTACCGACTCACCCATACCGGGTGCTCAAGCGGATTGGGGCTCCCGAAGTCAGGGGGTCCCATCCCCGCCCCCGATCTTCCCGCCCGGGTGATCGACGCTCTACGGCCCTGCCGGTGGCAGGGATGAGCGAGCCGATCAGATGCCGCCGGCCCTCGAGGTGCAAGGCCTGCGGGAAAGACACCAGGAGGGGCCAGCCCATCAAGTACCGACCGGCCGACGCTCAACCTGGACAACCACGAACGTGGATCCATGACCACTGCGAACTAGGGGAGGGATAGGGATGGGTCACTCCCAGCGGGTAGACAAGTCGCCTTCCTCATCGCTTGCGTTGTGTTCGTGTGGCTGGCGTTCGATGGGATCCAACTACGCTTCCGCGTCCGCAGCTGCCCGGGCCCACGCGATACACGCCCACTCGGGCGAGGACTGTAACTCTCTACATTGGCGGAAGGGATGAGGTCACGGGAATGGGGAGGAGGTCGAGCATCGAAGGCACGTGCTCAACTACAGATCACGATCGACCAAGGATCCGCGATCTGTTCCAAGTGTGGGCGGGCCGTTGCGCCCGGCCAGTTGTGGGACGTGGATCATCGGATCAACAGGGATCAGGCTCCGGGTCTGACATACGAGCCGACGAATTGGGCCGTCGCGCATCGGTCATGCAATCGAAGCGCGGGAGCAAAGTACGGAAACAGGAAACGCGGATTCGTTCCGCGGCCGATTGAACTTCCGCCGCCGCCTTCGCGGCCCTGGTGAGGTTCTTTAGAAGTGCGCGGGCAACTCCGCACCTATTTTGTTCTCTCTCCCCACGAATCCGGCAAGGACACCCTAAGATAACGGAATGGTAACGGTGAAGGTATGCAAGAGTCCCTGATCGGCCAGCCCCGCCGCCGCATCGGTGCAGCTGAGGCTCTGCTCGGTCGAACGCTACGCGCCTGGACGCTCGAGGGCGTGCTCGTCGGGGACGGATGGGCATCCGCTCGGGGGATCCTTCGGGACGCCGCCCGGGCCGTCGATACGGCCCGCGACGACATGCGATCAGGGGACGGGTCCGCGTACTCATTCGCCAGGACAAACGAACTATTCCGGCAGGCTATGGACTCCTATCGCTCTGGTGAGGAGGCGGCCGGCCATGACGCGATCGACGCTCTTATTGCCAACATCAGCAGCCCCGCGGTTCGCGACGAAACGTAATCCGGCCCTGGCCAGTTACGGCCCGCACGTCGATACAGTCGCGGCCGCGCTCGGTCATCCGTCGATGCCGTGGCAGCAGCTCGTGAACAGCGTTGCCGGGGAGGTGCTCGAGGACGGTCGGTTTCGGTATCCGACTGTCGTCCTGTCCACCCCTAGACAGTCGGGGAAGACGACGCTCCTAACGTCGATCCTCGCGCACCGATGCCTGACGATTCCCGACTTCCGCGCCTGGTACACGGCCCAGAGCGGGCAGGACGCCCGCGACGTGTGGCGGGAATGGGAGAAGACCCTTTCCTCGAGGATGCCGGGCCGGTGGCGGTTCCGCCTGTCGAACGGGGAGGAAACCGCGACGTGGGCCCCGACCGGGTCATTCATCAGGACGTTCCCGCCGAAGCCCGACGCCCTCCACGGCAAGCAATCCGACTTCGTGGCCCTGGACGAAGTGTGGAACTACACCCTCGCGGACGGACAGGCGATTACTCAGGCCGTCGTCCCGACCCAGGCGACCCGGCCGCGCCGGCAGCTGTGGATAGTCTCCACGGCCGGCGATGAGTCGTCCCTGTGGATGCGGGGATGGATCGACCGCGCCCGCGCCGGCCTCGAGGACCCCGAATCAAACATTGCCTATTTCGAGTGGTCAACCCCCGCCGAAGCCCCGTTCGATGACCCGGCGACCTGGTCAACGTTCCACCCCGCCTACGGCCACACGATCGACGAGCGGGCCGTTCGGGATGCCCTCGAGCAGATGGGGGAGGAGCAGTTTCGCCGCGCCTACCTGAACCAATGGCCCGCGGTGGAGGACTCGTGGCGGGCCGGCTGGATGCAGCTCGCGAGCCCGGACACGATCCCCGCGGCCGCCCGCGTTTACCTGGCAGCTGACGCGCAACTGAACCACCGTTCCGCGGCGATCACGGCCGCGGGGAAACTCGAAGACGGCCGCATCGGTGTGGAAGTGATCGAGCACCGTAACGGCGTGGAGTGGATCCTTCCCCGCCTGCGGGAGTTGTGCCGCAAGCATCGTTGCCCTGTCGCTATCCAGGCGAACGGCCCGCTCGGCTACCTGATCGAGGAGCTGGGCGCGGCCGGCGTCAAGGTCGTAGCGGTGTCCGGGCCGGATTATGCGAACGCCGCGGCCCGCCTGCGGACCCTGACCGTGGCCGGCGGAATCGCGCACCGGGACGACGCCAGGTTGAACCGGGCCGTCGATACCGTGGACACTCGCGCATCGGGGGATCGTTCGGTCTGGAAACGCCGCGATATCACGGTGGATATCTCGCCGCTGGTAGCGGCGTCCCTGTCGATCTGGCAGGCATCCGTCCCGGCCGCCACGCCCAAGACACGCAGCGGGTAAATGTCGAACGGATCCGCAAGATAGTGGTATGGGACTGTGGCCGTTGCGCGCCTCTACGGCGCTCGCCCATGTCCAGGCCGCGCCCGTTGTCGCAGCGGCCGAAGCCTTCCCATCGTCCACGAACGTCTATCAGCTCACGACCGGACTACCGGTGGAGGTCGGCGGCATCTATGACGCGCCGGTCCCTCGAGCTCTCGCCCTGTCGGTCCCCGGGATCCTCCGCGGCGTGACATTGAAGGCGACAACGATTGCCGGCCTTCCCCTCGAACGGGTCGATGCTGCCGGGCAGCGCGTCGAACTCGGTTGGCTGGAACAGCCCGAGGCAGGCCGGCCCCGGTTTAACACGATCAGCGACACGATCACCGATCTGGAACTGGACGGCCGCGCCTACTGGCGGGTTCTGTCCCGGGACTCCACGGGCGCTCCCCGCTTCGGTGGTTGCGAGTATCTGGCCCTGGACAGGGTCGGGGACGGCCGCCTGCCAGACGGCACACTTACGATCACGGTTGACCATAAGCCGGTCGATCCGTCGGCCGTGATCGGGTTCACGGGCTGGCATGACGGGATCCGCCGCCACGGTGCGCGGATCATCCGTACCGCTCTGGCCCTCGAGGCCGCGGCCCGCCGGTACGCCGATACGCCGATGCCGTCCGTAACGCTGGTGAATGAGTCCGGTTACGAGCTGACAGATGTAGAGATCGACACCCTGATTTCTGATTACAAGGGGGCCCGCAACCAGGAAGGCGTGGGCTACACAAACTCAGGGATCAAGCCGACCGCGATCGGATTCGATGCGGCACAGCTCCAGCTTGTCGAGGCGCGCCAGTTCACGAACACGCAGCTCGCCAACCTCCTGGGCCTGCCCGCGCAATACATTGCCGGCGCGGCCGCCTCGAGCGGCGGGACCGTCACCTATTCCAATATCACGCAGGACTCACGCGCCCTGATCGACTACGGCATGAAGGCCCCCATCGGGGCCCTCGAGTCGCGCCTGTCCATGTCCGACGTGAGCGGATCCGCCTGGACGAACCAGGTAACCCCTCGAGGGACCCGCATCCGCGTATCGATCGACGGACTGCTTCGCGGCAACCCGCTCGAGCGTGCGCAGCTCTATCAGATCCTCGTCCCGCTCGGGATCCTCACCGTGAACGAAGCCCGCGCTATGGAAGACCTCACTCCCGTTGGAAGGACCCCCGCATGAGCGACCGCGTAACCGCCTCATTTCCGCTGACGGCCGCCGCCGATATCGAAACGCGCACGATCTCCGGGACGATCGTCCCCTATGGCGTGATCGGGAATACGTCCTTCGGGCCGACGATCGTCCAGGCCGGCGCGGTTACTCTCGCGGATCGCGTGCCGATGCTCATCAGTCACAACGACGACCGCCCGGTGGGCCTGCTGTCGGCGCATGAGGATTCCCCCTCTGCCCTGGTCGGGAAGTTCTCGATCGCCGGAACGCCTGGCGGCGACGTGGCCCTACTCGAGGCGGAAGCACAGATCCGTAACGGCCTGTCGGTCGGGATGATGATCGACTCTTACGACCTGGCAGAGGACGGCACGATGACCGTCACAGCCGGCCGCATTTACGAGGTTTCCCTCGTCACGTTCCCCGCCTTCGACTCTGCCCGAGTCGCGAAGGTTGCCGCCTCTGAGGTGGCCCCCGAAACCCCCGAGGCCGACCCGGTCCCGGATATCACCGAAGAAGGAGACACCGTGGACGAGTCCACCGCCGTGGTCGAGGCCGCGGCCCCCGCCCCCGCATTTGTTCCCCGCGCAACCGTCCAGGATGCGTTCCCCTACCGTGCCAGCACCCGCGACGATCGCGGCGTTCAGGCGTCCTTTTTCCGCGACATGATCCACGCGAAGGACGACGCGACCGCGGCGGCCCGGTTCAACCAGGCGTCACAGATGATGACGGCCGCGAACGATCAGGCCGACGTTGCGGAGATCATCCCGTCCGCATACCGCCCTGACCTGTACGTGTCGCAGCTGTCGAATCTGCGGACCACGATCGACAGTTTCAGCAAGTACGCGATCGACGGCCCGAACATCATCCGTATCCCGAAGTTCGACACGGCATCCGGGCTCATCTCCGACCACGTGGAGAACACGAACCCCACGACCGGATCGTTCACGACCGCCGAGGTTTCCCTGACCCCGGTCGCAAAGTCGGGCATGTACTCGGCCAGCCGCGAGATGATCGAGGGCAGCACCCCGGCCGTCGATCAGCTGATCTTGAACGCGATCCGCGAGGAGTACGCCCTCGATACCGAGGCCTACGCGATCACAACCCTGCTTGCCGGCGCGACTGCCGGGACCGTCGTGGACATCTCCAACGGTGTCACGATGCAGGTTCTCGCCCGCATGGTCACGTACCAGGCGAACCGGAAGCGTGCCGCGGAGATCTTCCTCGCCGGTTCCGATCTGTTCGTCGAGCTCGTGGCCCAGGTTGACGGCGCAGGCCGTCCGATGAACCCGGCGATCTCGGCAACGAACGCCCCCGGTTCGATCGGCGGCGGGGCCATGTCGGTTTCCGTGGCCGGCCTGACCACGCCGTATGTCCCGGTCCTGACGGGCGGCGTGCTCGGTGCGCGCTCCGACTTCGCAACCTTCGAGTCCGGCCTGCGCACGTGGCGCTGGGAAGAGAAGTCGGGCCCGGCGATCATCGAGCTCGCGGCCTTCGGGTACATCGGTTGCGCTGTTCTCCGTCCGCTCGGCCTGCTGAAGTTCGCTACCCAGGCCTGACCTAGACCGCTGGCCCCGTCCCAATCCCCCGTGCGGGGCGGGGCCAGCAACCACCCGAAGGGATCGACATGACGACGTGGGCGACCGCCGCCGCCCTCGCGGCCCAGCTGGGCCTCGAGGCGACCGACACGCGCCTACCTCTGTTCGTCGCGGCATCCAATGCCTACTGCGGTCGGCAGCGGCCCGATCTGGACCCGGCGACGGACCCCGGATCTGCCGTGACCCTTGCCGCCAATCTCTACGCCGCTCACCTGTTCCGGCGGCGGGGCGGCGTCACCGGCCAGACTTACGACGAGTTTGGGGCCTTCGAGGGATCCGAGGTTATGACCGAGGTCTATCGGCTCCTGGGCAACCGTAAGCCGGTGGCCCGATGACCCTCGTAACGGGCCTGTCCGCGTTCGTGGACGCCGTCGCAACAGCGGTTGATATCCACACAACCGACGACCCCGCGCACGTCACTCCGCCGTGTGTGTTCATCGGCGCGCCGTCGATAGTGAACCGGACGCTCGGGGCCTACGTGCTCGAGGTCCCCGTCTGGTTGATCGGTCCCAGCATCGGGGATATCACGGCGCGGGATTACCTCCTCGTCAATCTCCCGGATCTGCTGGACGCCGTCGGGACCAAGACCGCGGACCCCCGGCCCTACGAGCTCGGGGACCTTTCTTATCCGTCCATGAAAACCACCGCAACCCTCACCATCAGGAGTACGACATGACCGCAGCTGTTGATTCACGCCTGGGCCCCGGCACTCTCACGCTCGGTGCAACCGAGTTCGGGGCCCAGATCTCAAACGTTCGCCTGGTCCCCGACCACGCGACCGAGGACGGGACCCCCACGCTCGGGGATCCGACGCCGGCCCCCGATGTCACGACGACTTGGACCCTCACCGGATCCGCCGTGCAGGACTGGGAATCGGCCACCGGGTTCGTGGAGTACTGCCGCGACAACAACAACGTTGTCGTGACGTTCTCGTGGGAGCCGAACACGACCCACGGAACGGTGTTCTCGGGCAGCTGCAAGGTAACCGCGATCGAGTTCGGCGGCGACGTGTCCGTGCAGAATACGTCGGACTTCGAGTTCGTCGTGGTCGGCGCGCTCACTCGCGCCGAGGCCTAGGCCGCCTGATGATGCAGCAACGGGCGATCGTCCACTATCTCGACGGGTCAACCGAAGAGGCGACGATCACGCAATACGACATTGCCCAATTCGACCGCTGGGCGGCCCGTAACGGGTTCGCGGCGTCGAAGGCCGGCCGGGCACTCATGCAGGAAATGCCGGTGCTGTTCATGCGGTTTGGCGCGTGGTCGGCGCTGTTCCGCGGCGTGACGACCGGGAAACCGTCCTTCGACTCCTGGGATCCCACCGTTATTGAAGTGGAGGCCGTGGAGAGCGATCCCGTGGACCCTACCCAGACGGACACCCCGGACGAAGCATTGCCCGACTAGCGATAGCCCTGGGGGTCCTGCCGTCCGCGGTGTGGGCCGAGGACCCCCGGGACCTGGTCACCGTCATAGATGAACTGAACAAGCAGAACAAGCGGAGGAGGTGAAGATATGAGCCGGATGGGGATGCGCGGGATAACCGTGAAAACCAAGGGCCTCCGGGAACTGGACAGGTTCCTAGATGAGCAGATAGCCGGCGAAGATCTGAACCCCGCCAAGCGGCAGCTACGCCAGGGGACCAAGGTCATCGCGACGGACGTGGTCATTCCCGCGCTAAAGGCCGGCGCGGAAAGTTCAGGAGTACCCCAGGCCCCGAAAATGGCGGCGACCGCCCGCACACGTACCGATCGCGTCGTGTTCGTTCGCATCGGCGCGGTGAACCCGAAGCTCTCCGGCTTTAAGCGTGGCATCGGTCATGGTCGAGCGGACTCCCAAGGCCGCAAGCGGAACAGCGCGTCATACCGGACAACCCTCGCGTGGGGATCCGACAAGGGCCCGCACCCGGAGAACCCGATTAACGTCTACACGGTTCCGCGTTCGCCTCTCGGCTATTGGGTCAAGCCCTCGATCTCGGGGGTCCTGCCCGAAGTGAAGGCCCGCTATGCGGCCCTCCTCGATCAGATCCTTCGCGACTATGGGAAGTACCGCTAATGGCTGGGATGCCCGGAATTGTTATCCAGATCGGCGCGGATACTAAGGACGCAATCGACGGGATTAACAGGCTCACGGGCAAGCTCGGGGATTCGCTTTCCAATACTCAGAAGTTCAAGGCCGGCCTAGACAAGGCGTTCGTGCCGGCGCTCGCCGCTCTCGCCGGGCTGGGCGCGGCCGGTGTCGCGTTTGCGAAGGCCGCGGCAGATGATGCCCAGCAGGCCGACATTCTCGCGAAGGCTCTCCGCAACTCCACCGGGGCATCAGATGCCCAGGTCAAGAGCACCGAGGACTGGATCACGGCGCAAGGCAACGCGCTCGGGATTGCAGACGATCAGCTGAGGCCGGCGCTGGGCTTCCTTGCTCGAGCAACCGGCAGCGTGAGCAAGGCCCAGAGTCTCGCGTCCACGGCTATGGATATCTCCGCAGCGACCGGGTCGGATTTGACCGCGGTTTCCAAGGCGCTCGCGAAGGCGACAACAGGCAGCACAGGGGCCTTGTCGAAGCTCGTCCCGGGGATGGACGCCGCCATTCTCAAGTCCGGTGACATGGCAGCGATCCAAGCCGAGTTGGCTCGCGTCGTCGGCGGGTCCGCGGCCGCCAGCGCGAATAGTGCCGCGGGCCAAATGCAGAGATTTAGCCTGGCAATGAAGGAGACAGGCGAGAGCATCGGGGCGGCCCTCCTGCCGATCTTGCAGGCCGTCCTTCCGTACTTGCAGCAGTTCGGCGCGTGGGCCCAAGAGCACACGGGCGTACTCGTAGCGATCGGCGTAGCGGTCGGGGTCGTGGCCGGCGCGATCGTCGTCCTGAAAATCGCGATGGAGGCCTGGACGGTTGTCCAATGGCTCCTGAACAGCGCTCTCCTGGCGAACCCGATCACGTGGATTGTCATTGCGATTATTGCGTTTGTTGCCGCGATCGTGCTCGCCTATAACAAGGTGGATTGGTTCCGCAATTTCATCGACACGGCATGGACGGCTATCCAGACGGCCGTGGGCGCGGTCGTGGAGTGGTTCCAAACCAACGTGCTCCCGGCATTGAAGGCTGTTTGGGACGGCATCGGGAAGGCGATCGCGGTTGTGGTCGCATGGTTCAAGGAAACCGCGTGGCCGGCCATTCAGGCCGTACTCGATATCTTGCGCCCCTACTTCGAGGCTTCGCTTAAGGCGGTCGGGGACGCCTGGACGATTCTCAAGGCCGGGATAGCGGTCGTAGCTAACTGGATCCGGGACACGCTCTGGCCCATCATCGAAACCGCTATCGGCTGGATCCGCTCCGCGTTCGAGGGCTATTTCCGGATCGTCGGGACCGGCTGGGCCGTGATGAAGGCCGCGATCGAGATCGTGGCTAACTGGATCCGTGACACGCTCGTGCCATTCATCGCCGGGCAGATCGCGCTCATGTCGGCCGGCTGGGAAGCCCTGTCCACGGGCGTG